GGTGGAAATAAAAAGAATAAGGAGTTTTATCTGCTCCTTGTTCTTAATCTTATTTCAGTGTTGGCGCGCTGGACTATGTTAGCGTAAACAGCGGCATTTATTGTATGTATGTCAATTTGCATTTTAAAATAAGTCATGACAAACGCTATTTCAGAATCAAAGGAGGCACGGATCGCATTTTCATTTATGGCAGGGTTATCTGCTACAGCCATATCCTCTGTTCTTTTTTTATAGAATTCAGCCTCATGTAACATATTCTCAACGGCCTTTTTGAGTCGGTCATCCGTCAGGTTAGCAGGGAGGCTCTCTTTTAGAGCTTCCCTCACCTGTTCGTATCCTTCAAGAATACAAAGCGATTTGCATAGTTTTAACAGGAAGATCCGGGCGTCAATCTTCAAGGCATTTTCTTTCTCAGCCATTATGGCTTTTACACCAGTTGGATTCATGAGTGTCCTGTATTCAAGGATGAACCGGGATGCAAGTTGTTTCATTTCTTTCTCAGAGGCATTCTCATTTTCTTCAAGCAACACAGAATTGTCACCACAGGACAATTCAATGAATTGTGCCAGTGACAGCTGGTTCAATCTCTCAATCATAATCTGGTTCTTTTATAAAGTTCATAATTAAAATCATAGGTATCACGATGCTGCTGCTTTGCCATCTTACGCATATCACTACGCATTCCTTTCAATTCATGGTTTAAGGAGGAGTAATCGTTGTTGACCACAATATTGTTCTCTGTTTTTCCAACGTGTTGCTGGCTGATATTGAGAAAGTCAACGGAGGACAGATGGTATAGGCTGGCATCGGGGAGTACTTGGGTTCCACGGGGAAGGTCTACAAGCGTAGGAACATCAGGTGTTATCCATGCTTTGCCACTGTAGACGACAATTTCTTTCTTGCCGCCATCGCCGACAATGGCAGGACCTCCTGTATGGTTGTCAGTTCCTTTGGCATATTTGGGAATCGGAGTTGCCATGATAGTGGCGACTTGTACAGCGCCCATGGCTCCGACTAATGCAGCCAGTACAAAATTAGGTAGTGCTTCGGTTATTGCTAGTGCTGTTGCTATGCTAGCATTGGCGATATTTGCAGCTTTATCCCAAACAGCCTGTTTATATTGGATATCCTGACGTCTTTTTTCCAATTCTTCTTCCTTTTTACGGGTCTTGTCCTCTGCGGCACGCTTTCTGGCCTGCGCTTCTTCCTCAGAAATAATTTTCTGCTCCTTTAGCAATTCTATTCTTTCTATTTCCGAGTCATGGGCATCAGTGTTCGCTTCGGACTCTTCCTCTATCTTATCCAGTTGCCCGTCATACAAGGTTCCGACCAGATCGCCGATGGTACTGACAGCCTGTGATGCTGTCTGAAGCCATTTTTTCAGATTCTTGATGCGTTCCTTGTAAGCTTTTTCTTCCGCCTTGTTAATTTTTTCAATGGCTGTAATCTCGGCATCTGCTTCCTTATTAGCCAGATCAGCTTTCAACTTACATAATTCCTCGGTAAGTTTCTTCCGGTCTTTTGCGCTTAAGTTGTCAACATTCAATTCCTGTTCAATGGCATCAATGGCGGCTTCTGTAGTTTTACGGACATAATCAAGTTTGATTAGGTATTCTTCTTCTGCATATTGCTCGGAAGACATGTTCTCTGTTTCTTTGCGTCTTTTCAGATTTAATAAATCTGTCTGGAACTGCCTGTCACGCACAGCCTGTTCGGCTGCCGCATTATCAGCAATTTGGAGAATCTGTTCGGATGCGAATTCTTCCAACAGGCCCTGTCTTTTTTTCTTATACTTTTCATCAATAAGAAAGACATCCTCACCGGATTTCTCGGCGGTGTTCATCTCCTCCTCACGCTCCAGATCAAGCATCTTTATCTTAAGGTCTAGTTCTTCCTGAGTACCTTTTTGTATTATGGCCATACGGTTTGAAAGATTATTTTTTTCAGCGTCTAGGGCAAATTTGATTTTAGCATCAGAGATTTCCTTTTCCATCTTTTCAGCAAGGTTATTTCTAGTAGCGCTTTCCTCCTCACTGTTACCTCTGATTGCTGCGATTTGCCTGCTATAATTCAGACTGATGGATTTAATCTGTTTTTCAAGTCCTTCATCCATCAATGCCAGTTCGCTTTGCTGATATTTCTCTTTTATGGCTAACCTTTCTTTCTCAGCTTTTTCAAGGGCTTTCTTCTCCTCGTCTGTCAGTCGGGTGGTGCCGATAGTTACATCAGTGGAATTTGATATTTTCCTGATATCTGCAATCTGTTTTTCCAAAGAAGTCACTTTAGTTACTTTATCCAGATATTCATTCCAGGTTTTTGTCTGTTCCTCGCTGAATTCGGCATTTGTCTTTTCCAGTCCAAACGCCTGTTTGAAGAATGAAGCATCTCCCATATCTTTCCATAACTGCTGGTTCTCATTATAGAATTTATTCCTTAAGGACTGTTGCTTTGATAACTCTTGCTCCAAAATGGCAATTCTTTCATTTTTGGCTTTTTCCAATGCTGTCGTTTCGTCATCCCCGGCCTTCAGATATTCATCTTTCAAACGGTTTATGGCAATAATCTCAGATTTTATGGATTCCTCCGCATAAGGGGATGCTGCTCTCTTGGCTGTTTCAACTTGCTTATCCGCAAGTTGTTCCGCGTTCATTAGCCATTCATTTATTTTGCGTATGCCATTTGTTGCCATGTCGATAAAATCCTTCATGGCTCCGGTATTGTCCATTATAGTCAGCATCAAAGATTCCCAGGCTGATGATAAGTTATACAATGCGCCTTGTACATTGTTCCCCATAGTATCGGCCATTTTATTCAAGTCATCTTCCACTCCTGTAATCTGGTCACGGAGAGGAACGATCTTGTCTGATGCGGTCAGAAAGGCGTTAAAAGCTGCCACACTTCGTTTATCGGTCATTTCTAGTGTGGAATTCAGATCAATCCCTTGTTCTTTTAATCTTTGCAATCCGTCAACCAATTCCGGTAATGTCTTAACCGGTCCACCAAGAGCTTGTGCTAATTTACCACTGCCATCAGCCAAATTCAGTAATATATTCCGGGTGGCTGTAGCCGACATGGAAGCATCAAATCCTGCGTCTGCCAGTTTGCCCAATAAGGCCAATGTGTCTTCTATTGTGAAGTTGAAGGCCTTGGCAACAGGTCCGACGATGGGCATTGCTGTCTGAAGGTAGGAAAAGGAAAGGGCGCTCTTGGTTGTTGCGACAGCCATTGCGGATACGTACCGTTCCGTTTCTTCCGTATCAGCCCCGAACATACGTAGAGCCGCACCAGCCAAAGCAGCAGCTTCCGGCAATTCAGCACCAGTAGCCTGGGCAAATTTCAGCACTCCCTCGGTCATATCAAGTATCTCTGTCTTGGAAAAGCCTAATTTGGATAATTCTATTTGCAGGTTGGTCGCTTCTGAGGCGGTGTATTTTGTCGCTTCTCCCAAACGCCTAGCATCTGCTGTCAAGTCTTTTATCTCTCCTTTGGTCGTACCCAATATGGCAGCGAGCTTACTGTTTGCCGCTTCAAAATCAATAGCTGTATTAACTCCTTGTCTGATAGCTCCTGTCAGCTTTTGAATTCCTGCAATAACCGCTTGAGCACCTAGCATTCCTTTGATCATACTGCCGACACCGATTGTTACTTGGCTTATTCCGCTGTCGAAGCTTGTTTTCAACAGATTGCCCGTACTTTTAGCAATGATTCCCATGTTCTTCATGGCGGAATTACCTCGTTGAATCTCCATCCATGCACGTTTTATGGATTCGGTATAATCACCAACAGTCATTTTCTGCTGGGTGTACCGGTCAGAATTACGCTTCACATAATCAGTATTAACCCCGATGGTGGAGTTTAGACGTCCGATAGTCTGGATATATTCCTCATCCGTGTCCCGTACAAGTTTCACAGCCTTGCGCAACAGCCTGTTCATGTCGTTAGCTTCCTGAATGCTATGGATTTCCTTGTAAGTGGCGGCAATGGCATCAGTTATAATCTTTTGACGCTCCTGTTCTGTTACGTTGGCAGATTTTTTAGCCGTATTCGAGGCTCTTTGAGCCTTTTCAACTGTAGCCTCTGCTTTGGCCAGTTTCTCCAATGATTCGGCATTTTTTTTGCTGGCATCGGTAAGCTTCTTCATCTGTGTGGCTGATAAGTTGCCACTCTTGATTTGTTCATCGAGGTTTTTGGCAACTCTCTCAGCCAATTCAGATTGTTTTTTTAATGCTGCATTCAAATCATTGGTCGCACCGTCAGCTTTTTTAGCCTGGGTTATAATGACAGCGTTTAGCTTGTCCAAGTCACCGACAACTTCGACATTCATTTTTAATCCTTTAGCCAGTTCCTTGGCTGCGTCGCCGTAAATAGACTTTACTTTCTCTATTTCCTGACCAAGCTGTTTTACCTGTTCTATTTCTTTCTCATCAACAAGATCGGTTATCTTTAATTCTGCCATAATTACAAATAATGTCTGTATTCTACAATCGTGCCTTTTATCTCTGTGCCCAGTCGGTCAAATGAGTAACTGCCGTCAGCTTTCAAGTAGATGACATAAATACATTCGTCCAGCATGGCCGCTTTACGGGCGAGTTCACTTACACGTTCAAGTTCACTCATTTCTTTTTTTATCTTACAACCGCATGACATGATAATATTATTTATATCCACATTCTTTGAAAAAATTCTCAATCCATGGTCTGAGGTGCATTATGATGAAGTATTCCTTTGCGGAAGAGCCTAAAGCGAATATATTGTCACCATATTTCTTTTGGATATCGGGACCGTCTATAAATCCTTCCGTAAATACGCTCATACTCCTGTTCAATCTTTCCAACCTGATGCTGTCATAGAAAGTACCGGTAATGAAAAGGTTGGGAATCTCAGAAGGGCGCGGGGGCAGGTTTAACAGAAAACTGACTACCGGAGGTGTGATTTTTTCTTTCCATCGCTTGTACTTTTCAGGCTTATTCTGCCAGGGACCCGGCTCATTGAAATAAGGATCGTTGTCATAAGTAGGGCTCAGACATCTGTCTGTTCCGTCCATACCGCTATATAACTGTTCCTGAATACAGTCTCTGATAATGCTCTTGTTTGCATCCATGCAGTTCAGACATTCCTCTTCAAGTCCGGCGGCTATGGCATTGATTGTTTTTGATACTTCATATATGTTTGCCATAAATTAAAGATAAGGCCGGACAATGACGTCCGGCCGGGTTGTCAATCTTCTTTCGTAGCTTCCTTCCCCACAATCTTATCGTAGGTGTCAGAGAGCATCTTTTTGCGTGATGCCTCTTTGCGGTCTTGCCATAATACTTTAATGTGTCTTTCAATGAACTCTTCCTTTGTCATGGATTTTACAGCGTTCTCTACAAATGTCACTCCTTCGATTTTCATACCTGCTCGATATATTTGATATTGTTTTCAAATAGGATGGAAGGTGCCTTTAGAGATGGAGTTCCGGAATCTTTCGGAGTAATGGTCAGCACACCGTCAGCGTAAGTAGCGGTTGTTGCATTATCCAGCACTTCAGCGGCTTTGTCTGCTATGAGTTGTCCAAATTCAGGAGTACGGTCATAAGCACCAATCTTTTCAATAATTTTGTATTTATTGCTGGTCATGCTGACAAGTTCCACACCGATCAGCCCTCTGAGGGAATACTTGGGATCGAATCCTAATTGGATGAAGTCGAAATTCAGCAGGCTGTCTTCAATATCCATGTGGCAGAAACTTATTGTCATTGTTGATTTGGCGCCACTTGCCGGGTATTGGGTTACAGTTGGATAAACAGTGGACATCGGAATACCTGCAAGTAAGTCTGTACCGTCATTATACCCGATAAGCATATAGTCCTTGTTCCAGAAATAGACGTCCCATTCCCTGTTTGCTGCTTTCAATAGTTGTGCGTTCAGCACTTCATCAAAGCCTGCCAGAGTGAATGTATCCGTTTGTGCATTGAGTCCGTTAAACTGGTTGGGACCATATCCGACCGCGCTTATCTGGGCCTCTCCGCCGTTTTTTGCATATTCGAAAAACGGGGAGATTGGATAAATCCGGCCGGGGCGGTCCGCATGGCACATCTCTGCCAATTTTTCTGCTGTAACATCATCAGGAAGTTTTGTTCCCGGTTCGACCAGAATCGCTCCTTTAACTTTTGACCAGTCAATCTTACAAGCCGAACTACCCGAATTAATATGGGTTCCGGCACAAGTTCTAATCTTTTTCATTATCTTCTACAATTGGGATTATTAATAGTTATTTCCATCGAGCTGATATCAATGGCATCAATAGGATCGCTCACTTCCTGTCCGGTGGCTGTCATTGCACCGTATCTGCCATAAGAATAGTTCTCGGAATAAACATGCCTTACTTTGTCATCCGCTCCCCAGTCAAACCGGTTGTCTTCGAGTAATACATCAAGTAACCTTCCATAAATCGGGCGCAAGATATTCTTGAAAGAGTTTACCTCGCGTTCCTCGTTTGTCCAATCTTTGGTTGACGGGCAGGCGATAACTAATGAAACCTTTGACTTTGAATAGTAATGCCGGCTGTCACGTCTCTCACTTATCGGACAAAATAAAGCGACAAGAGGAAACTTCAAAGGCAACTGCCGCTCAGACTGACTGTATACATCAAGAGTATCCTTGATATATTGACTGTTCCCGAAGATATAGTTCAATGGCGGATTATCCACCTCCTGAAACCCTCCGTTGCCGTCAGGACATAGAATCTTAAGATTCCGGGAAGCCTTGGAAACTACATCACGAAAGATATCCACTATATCCATTGTCATAGGTTAAAGCTGTTTATTGGAGTTAACAGATTCTTGTTGACGTTCACTTTGAACGGGCATTCATCGGAAGAAGCCCAACAAACGAATTGTTTGTTTCTTTCAACCATTGTATTCCATGTGCTTACCTGACGTTGGAGCGGGGAAACATGCTTGTTGGATGATTTCAACTGTATAAGTCCGGTAACAGTCGCATCTGTATTCATGTCACGTAAAATATGATAGAATACATAATCGGCAAAAGATTCACGTAACTGCCTGCACACATATTCATAAGGAGAAACAGTATCATTCTCTGTTTTTGGGGATTCATTTTCAATTATCTCAAGATAATCCGTAATCTGACCGGCAAGCGTGAAGCCGACAACATCATTCAGGAATTTCCGTTGAAAAGAACGGATATACCCGTAAATGACATTGTTGGCGGAAAGTCCTTCAGCAGTCGGCATCTTGGCGGTAGTGGCGTTTCTTATCTGCCGGGGGCCGGATATGAAATATGATACATCAACAAGCATAGACATGACTACTTCTTTTTAGTTGTTTTCTTTCCGCTGGTGTTCACAGATGGATTGACATTATCCATATCTATGGACATGGAATCATCTTCTGGCAGATTATTGCTGTCGGTGATATTCAGTGTCTTACTGTCTTTCATATCGACTTCCTTTTCATCCGTTTCAGGCATACTGCCGCTGGCTTCCATCTCGGTCATACGTGCTCTCAGGGAATCTCGTTCACTGGTAAGTGATTCTATCTGCCCATCTTTCTGGGCCAATGTCTCTGTCAGTTCTTTGACTTGGGCTTCAATGGCTTTTAACGCATAGTCCTCATGGACCAGCGTACCGGAGATAGGAGTGATTTTTATCAGCCCTCTACCTATACGGATACGCTGCTCACGAAGCACACGCCCGAGTTCCTTTTCGTCACCTTCAAGTATGTACTTCATATTCTTTATGCGGATTTAGTGATTGCTTCCAATACATCGTCCAGATCACCATAAGCGAATGCCCAGGGCATGTAGACAGGCATCATCAGTTCTTCCTGAATCATGACTGTGGTCATGTTTTTCAGTTTGGTGTTGACATCATCTGCGAATTCGATTGCCAGAGTGGTGTAGTCTATCAGAGAACAACCGTTCAAAAGGTCACCGGCAAAGTATTTGCCGACACCGATGGCGTTACATTCGATAACAGGTACGTTGCCGATATATTTACGACCGTTCACTTCGGTAATTAACTCAAGATTTCTGCCGGTTGTATCCTTGGCGGTGGAAATAGTGAAGACTGTGGACGGATGCAAAACCAAGGCATTAGGTGAATACTGGCCAAAATTAAGTACGGCGAAGATAGCGTTCACGACATCCTTCATGTTCGGGTCCTCCACAGAACCGAACATACCGCTTTTAATGGCTCCGGACATTTTGGCTACTGAAGTTTCGGTTCCCTTATAGTCAAAATCAATAGCGAATTTACGGTCATTGATTTTATGAATATCGAAAGTATCGTTCAAGCCTGTCTCTACTGTCGCACCTGACAGGGTCACCTTCATCTTGTCAATAATCTTGTCATTGGCTGCGGCTAGAGTTATGATTGTCTGGCCGTTTGCAGCCTCGAGTGACTCAATGGCACCGGCAGAGATGGTAACATAATTACCGGCAATGAATTTGGAAACACAATCCACGCCTTCATAACGGGTGATACCTTTCAGATTGTCCCCGGTACCGTCACCGAACATAATCTGATAGTTCTCGGAGAATTTGACCCATAAAGGCAGACGGTTGAGGATGAATGATACTACATACTGCTTTGCCTTCAACAAACGTTTTGACAGATTCATGTGGGTACCGATACGTTTTACATTCGTGAACTCTTCCTTGAATTTCAATGATGATTCAGCCAACATACCGTTTTCTGCTACAACCATGACATTGCGGTCAAAATCATAGACCTGTTCGTATGAGATGGACAGTGCGGATGGATCACCCTGTTCAACCATCATCAGATCACGGAGATTCAGTTTCTGTTCGTTGACTGCGGTGACAACACGTCCTGTCGAGCGGTTGTTGCTTCTTGGCGTATTGGAACTTTCGGTGATGGATACGATGCCTTTTAAATCAAGATTCATGGAACCGGATGTCTTGGTGCGGTTCGCAAAATAATCCTGGCATGCAGGACTGTCAAGAAATTCACCAACAGCTTTCTCCACTTCATTGACGGAAGTCATATGACCGCCTTTTTCCTTGATCTTGTCGAAAGCCTCCGCCAGAGCTGTCACCTTTTCAGCCTGTTCATCATAGGACTTTTTAATATCTTCAAAATTGGAAAGATGTTTCAACTGTTCTGTGATATTCTTGGAGATATCCTTGAACCTGTTCTCAATATCCTCCTTTGTCATCAGACCTTCGGCAAATTCATCACATACTTGTTTGCATTTCAACTGGATACTGCCCAAAAGAGATTTTTCCTCATCGGTCATGTCCTTTTCCTGTTTGGCGAAAGAAATCAGGGAGACAGGTGCTGCAACCAAAAGTCCGGTTACATGTTCCGGACCATTTAAGGCACATACTGTACAAACGACAGCCACAATGGCAAACATAATAAGGGATTGGTATTTCCCCACATTTAAAAAAGTCTTCATTTCAAATTCGTTTTTGGGTTAAACATTAAATAAATTGACTCAATTTTGCAGCAAGCGAGAGATTCGTTTCGTGCTTCTCATTTCCCTTGTCATCAGCAGGCTGCCGGGTGTCATCTGACGGCGCGACAGCAGCTTCAGGTTTGGTATCTGCAATCTTGGAAATCATTGTTCTATATACACGGCTCCAGCAGTGAGGACAACGAACATAGCTTACGATATCCTCTATGCTTTTGCCTGTCAAGTCAACATCAAGGCTTTTATGGGCGTCAAGGACAGCTATAACCTGCTCACGGATTTCAGGTTTCAGTTTATCCATTTCGGTTCGGACAATATCCTCTACAATCCATCTCTGATACATGGCGGCAAGGTCAAGCACCTGATTGTTGAACGTGGTTTCAGCCTGTTGGTCATAGTCGAATGTATGACCGCATTCCGGACAGGTAACCATATTGCTGTTTCCTGTCAATGCCTTTTCGATAAGATCCAGTTTCATACTTAAATCATTTAACCGCTCATCCGAATATCTCATGTTCAGAGCTTTGTTTATCATTTCAAGAGATGATGTAAGCTTCGCGCGCTGTGTGTCAATACTGTCATCACTCTTTATATCCACAAGAAATGTCTGAGGGTTTGATCCCCATGCTTGTAAGGTGGAGGCTTCCCCAAGAAACCATTCTTTGACATGGGCCGGATCATTCACATCCCTGCGGATGGCTTTCACACCGACGGAATGCTCCAGTGTCTTGCCACATTCAGCATAAAGTTTGTAATCTTCAAATGTTTCCCGTCCGATCTGTTTGTTAAGGTTCATTTTGGATACGATAACCAGATTCATGTTATCTTCCCTCGCTTCAATAGGGCAACCTATAAGTTTTGTCTTGTCATGGTCCAGCAGATGTTTGCCACGTTTTAAGAAAAACTCGTTGATCGTTTTATTGAAAGAACCGCTATCAGAGATATCACCTTGCGTATCTTTAATACCGATACCATTAACGGCAATCGTAACAATGCCTTTCTGCTCATCAACATCATTCGCCTTCGTCTTCAACTGAAGGCTTCTCAACTCTTTGTCCATTGTCATTTGATTTTTTAGTTATACTTAAGATTTTCTTTACTCTCTCAAGCTCCTTGTCAGACATCTCGTACAGAAGTTTGTCAAACAGGGAGTTTTCAACTTTGCTTTCCCCGATACGGGCACGGTAATCATTCAGGGTGATGATACCATTCTGAAATTCGCCCATCGCACGTTCCGATATGATTTTAGAAACTTCCTCCTTTTCCTTCTGCCCTTCCTGAAGGCAGTCCACGTGACTGAAATCGACATCAATGTAATATCCGTCACGGTCATATCCCAACATACGTGTCAGTTCACTGGCGTAGCGCCTGGCTGCCGGGATTATCTTGGAGGTGTAGACTCCCTTCTCAGCGGATTTCTGATTATTGAATGTACTGTGGTCCTTGCGTGGTACAAGTTCCGGCGGAACACCAAATACACCGGCAATTATGATGGCATCATTCAATGTTTCTTCAAAAGGCTGTAATTCCTGAATGCTGAGGTTGGTGCGGATGAAATCCATAGGAACATCACTTAATCCATACGGAAACCTGCTGTTGTCAAGGCCGTAATTCTCGTTGAATTCCTCACGAAGATTTCTCTTTTCATCTTCGGTCATGGCAACTGTACCCGTTTCGTCCTTTTTTTCGGAAACGAATATTCCCAAGGCTCCACGTTTCATGTATATCACATTTCTAGCCTGATAAACAGGAATGAGATTGTCAATGGCCATCTTTACGGAATACAGCCGCGAATGACCTTTTATAAAGTTGTCATTTCTATAATCTGTGTTACCGTCCTGATCGTGATAAATGAAATTAGGATTGATCTGTTCAGCATAGTTCAGCCCGTACTGTAACAGGTAATAGTCAATTATATCTTCTTTCTCGGCATTACCGAATAAGGGGATATAGTTCTTCAATCGGATGGTAACCTTATCTGATGGAAGCACCCAATAATTTTTGCATTTTTTGTAAATTGGGGTCTTTAATGTTTGAAATGCTTCAGGTACAACGCATTTCAAATAGCTGTTACCGGTAGCATATTTATATACAAAATGTTGGTAGACAATCCCTTGAAATGAATTCAAACAATTAGGACGGTCTATCAGGTCATTGAACTGCTTGTTGTTCCATACGACCGAATCATCGGAAGCTTTTTTGAGTATGAACCTACCCCCAGCAATGCGGCTGGCAAGAAAGTCGATAGGGAAGAATATCTCACCGACGGTGTTGAAAAGAGTAAGGAAATTGGAATCAGCCACATATGGGCTGTATATGTCTTCGCTAAGTCTGAATCTTCTTTTTGACAGGGCGGAGAATATCTTGTCAACTTCCTGAGCTACAAGGCTGGAAATATCGGTGCTCTTCTTCTTTCCAAATA